CCCGCTGGGCTTCCGCCTTGCGCTCGCCGTTGGTCTTGAGCTTCTCCCGGCGCTCGCGGGTCTGGGCCTTGTCGGTCTTCCTGTCCTGGCGGACCTTGGCCATCGCGCACTTCGGCGAACACACAGCCTGCATCGGGCGGGCCGGTGCGAACAGGTTCTGGCAGTGCTGGCAGGGCTTGAGCTTGGTCACTCGCCCTCCACAGCAGTGAAGTGCACGCCACGTTCGGCACCGAAGGCTTCCATCAGCTCCTGCAGCTCGGCCATCTCCCGGCGAGACATGGAGGAGGTAGAGGAACCCAGCGCCACGAACCCGGTGCCGTCGAGGTTGGGCACCACGTCGAGCTTGCGGATCGAGGCCGTGAAGACGTGCTTCCAGTCCTCCGGCGAGAGCTTGCGGCCGTACCAGTCCACCTGGCGGCTGATGTCGCCCAGCATGGCCCACAGACGACGGTTTTGCGCCAGGCTGCGGGTTTCGGGACGGACTTCCACGACCATCCGGTGGCCGGCCATCAGCATGGCCTTGAGCTGGGGCCATACGGTGGACTGCAGGGCACGATGGGCCTGCACCGGCTCCCACATGGGGAGGGTCAGGCGCTCGCTCACAGCTTCCTCCCGCCACGCAGGTGGAACTTGTGCTGGGCGGCACTGAGGTTGATGTAGTGCGTGATCCGCTTCATGGCAGCGGCGACCATTTCGTCGAGGTTCATGCGGACTCCGGGAGTTGGTAGACGCCGCCCACGCGCTGGACGGCGCCGAGCTGGTCAACGAGACGGGTGAGAACACGGCGGCAGACCTTGTGCGGCCAGCCGGTGATCTCGCGGAACTCGGCTGCGGTCAGGGGGCCGTGGCGCAGCAGTTGGATGGCGGCGTGCTTGCGGCTCATGCGGCTTCCTTCTGTTCTCCCAGCGCCTCACGGGCGAAGCGCAGGGTCGTCGGGTTGATGCGCTCACAGAGCTGGTAGCGCTTGACGATGGCCCGGGCCCAATCGCGGCCATCAGAGCCACGGGACTCGACCTTGGCCTTCAGGTCGCTCAGCTTTGCCAGCTCAGCCCTCACACGGGCCGGGTCGGCCTTGGGCTCAGGCAGACGCGGCGTCTCAGGGGCGGGGGCTTGGCGGCACAGCGCCTTGAACTCGATGACGTTCGGGCACTTGGCCGGCAGGTTCTCCAGCGCCCAAGCCAGGCGGTGCAGCGAGCTGCCGAAGATGGACAGTTCATGCGCCCAGGCCGACTTCACATCGGCCATTGGCACGTCTTGCCACTGACGGGTCCACTGAGCGCCATAGGTGGCGGCCAGGCGTTCAAAAAGCCGGTCCACGGCCTTCATGGGCATGGTCATGCTGCAATCCTCGGTTGAGTGATTTCGGCGTCGATCACATCGCCAGAGGTCGGCCACTTGCGGCCGGTCATTTCCTCCCAACGGGCGCGGCGCTTCTGCTCGTCGTGGTCGGCAAAGCTCTGGCGGCTTGCCACGGGGGGCCGCTCGCCGATCACGTACTTGGCCTCAAAGCCCTTCCAGCTCTTGGCCATGACCTTCTCGGCTGCCTGCAGCGGCGTCCAGCCAGCCTTCTCGGCCTCGGCCAGGTGGTCACGCCATGCCCGCTCGGTCAGCGGAGCCTTCATGCCGGCTTTGTGGGCAATGAACTCAGCAGCGGTGTCCGGGGGGAACCCGGCTTGCACCAACTCTTCAACCGTCGCCATGGGCTTCACAGCCGGGGCGCTGCGCTTGCGCGGCGCTTCTTCTTTTGGTTGTTGGTTGATTGGTTGATTGGTTGATTGGTTAGTTGAATTTCGTTGGGCTTCTGCTTCAACGGGATTCAACGGCTGCTCAACGTGCGTTGCCGAGCCGTTCAACGCTTGCAGCTTTTTCAGGCGTTTTGCCTCTGCCGAGGCCTTGCCAGCCATAGCTTTCTGGCTGGTGTTGGAGTGATAGGCGGCGATCTCGGCCTCGCAGCGGTCGTGATACCAACCCGTCGGCGTTTCCGTGAAGAACTCGTTGAGCACCTGTTCAACGGCCGTTACCTCTTCGTTGGTACGGGCGATGATTCGGCGGCACAGTGCAGCCTTGTCCAGAGTCAGGCGCTGCTCGGTGTCGTAGTACAGGTCGATCAGATCGCGGTACACGCTGCGCTCAATGCGGTTCAGGTGCCGCGTGGCCTTGTCGAAGTCCCCGATGTGATGCGGGTAGTGCTTCATGCCGACTTCTTCCCCTCCACCGGCCGAGCGCGGGAGTACGTGTTGATGGTGCGGGGCTTGAGCTGCTCCTGAGCCCGCTTGGAGAGGCCGGGCATGGGCAAAAGGGAGCGCCAGTTGGCAGCGGTGTTCTGGCTCATGCAGCCCTCCGCAGGGTGGCCAGTTGCTGCTCCAGTGCGCGGATCTGGGCGTCCTTGCTCAGATCGACCACTTCGCAGTTCAGGCGCATGGCCTCGTACTGGACCGGGGCACGGTTGCCACACAGCTCCATGAGAGCCACACGCTTGTTCGGGGGGAAGTTGCCCCGACCCTTGCGGATGCGGGAGAAGTGGCCCTTGTCGATGCCCAGAGCGTCCCGGATGGTCTCGTCGCTCAGGCCGGACAGGTTGATGCAGAGGTTCAGGGCCTCCAGCTCGGAGCGGCAGGCCTGGATGAATGCCGGCTGCACCTCTACCGGGGATCGGGTAGGGGACATGCAGGGTATGAGCCGTTGCGAATCGTTGCTCATGGTTGACCTCGGTTGACTTCGGTTTCGGGCAAAGAGAAAGGACGATCAGGGCCCTATGCAGACCCAGTCGTCCTCAGTTCGTGGTTTCGCCGGCGTCCGTCAGGACAGCAGGCCGCAGCTCGGGCAGCTTGTCCCGGGCGTAGACACCCATGACGCGCTCTGCGATTCGGGGCGGAAGTTCGTCGGGCCACTTGTCAACGGCCTGGTACGAAACGCCCATCGCCTTGGCAGCCGCAGAGACGGTGCCGCCGAGGAGTTCAATGGCTTTGGTTTTCAGCATGGTTGAATTTAACCACGGTTCAACGCAAAACACAACCTCGGTTCACTGGGTATCCGGTTTGTGCGGGGATACCATCGCAACTATGGTTAACAGAGTGATCGACCGGCTTTGCCAAGTACAGGGCGTGGAGTACCTGCCCGTCATTGAGATCAAGGAGCTGCTCGACGTCTCGTACCAAGGGGCCAAGAAGATCCACGACGGCGGCGGGATCAGCATGGCCACCGCCATGCGGGCAGCCGAGAAGATGCCGACCATTGAGCCGCTGTGGCTCATGACCGGTGTGGGCCCGATGCTCAAGCCTGAGTTCTTGGTTCAGGAGCCGGCAGAGCAGTACTCGGTAGCCTTTGACGCACCCGGCCTGCCGCCGGCGCAGCCCAGCCTGCAGCCCATCCTGGCGTGGGACCATCCGGACGATCTGCCAGAAGGCGAGTTCGTCATGGTCCCCAAGCTGGACATCAAGCTCTCGGCCGGCAACGGCCACGAACAGCTCGAGATCAACCTGACCCGATCAACCCCCCTAGCCTTCCGGGCCTCATGGGTGCGCGAGAAGCGCCTGAAGCCCAGCAAACTGGCAGCCATGAGCGCCACCGGGAACAGCATGGAACCCGGCATCTTTGACGGCGACAGCCTGGTGGTGGACACCTCGCAGACCGAGGTGCTCGACGGCAAGGTGTACGCCCTCTGGTACGACGGCGGGGAGCGTGTGAAGCGCCTGTACCGTCTGCCTGGTGGCGGCCTGCGGATCAAGTCCGACAACCCCGACCATCCCCCGATTGAGGTTCAGCCGGAGAAGCTGGAGCATGTCAGGATCTTGGGCCGGGTCGTGCACCGCAGTGGTGACGGCGGCTTGTGATCCCAGGTCAATAAGGAAACGGCATGACAGCTTTACGCAGGCGCGACCCCCAAGATCGGGCACCCGTCACTATTGAGCGAACGGCTTTGGCCGCAATCGGCATCAACATCACCATGTATAGAAGCGTGGCCCAGCTCACCTTGGCCCTTGAAGCCATCTCAGAACAGATGAGCGATAGCCCGCAAAAAGACTTCGTCGTCAAGGCCGTTCAAGACACAAAAAATGTGAACGCCGAACTTGTGAGAAAGATCGACGACTTCTTAAAAATGGTCGCTCCGGAGGACTTGGACGATGAGCGGTGAAGGCCAGCTGATTGACGACCTGGAGCAGACATACCAGCAACTGATGGGGCGCTTCGGTGTTGCTGGAGGCGGAGGCGGCAGGCCACCACCAGCTTCAATGAAGCCGGTTTCTGACGATAATGGGTCCATGGAAGCGCGTGTCACGGCCATTGAGAATCGTCTCGACAAGATGGACGAGCGGCTTACTCGCGTCGAGATCAAGCTCGATCACATCACCGAGGAGGTGACCAACGTAAAGTGGTATCTCCTCGGTGCGGCACTTACCATTGTGGTAACCGTCATCGGGACGGTGATCGGCACCGGCTACGGCATCCAGCAGATGACCGTGCAGACCTTCCAAGCCGCTGGCCAAGAACGTGCAGCTCAAGCCCCGGCGCAATCCTTGCAGCCCATCGTGATCCAGCTGCCAGCCCAGCAACAGGCCCCAGCCCCGGCCAAGTAAGCCCACCCTCCCCCACCAAGCCCGCCGCGTGCGGGCTTTTTTGCGCCTGGACGTTTCATGCAACGGCCCGGGGCGGCTTCAGCCAGCGTCCGACAGCGACCGTTCGTCGGGAGCTTCAACCTCGGTTGCATGAAATGTTGAACCGCAGTTGCACAAAATATTGAACCGTGGTTAAATTCTTTCATCGCGTCACCACCGACGCACTGATGGAGGAAACGATGTCGATCAGCACCTTGGAGTCCCTGCAGTCCGTGCGACTGCTGGACGCAATCCACCAGCGGGAAGACGCGCTGGACCAGGCCGAAGTCGATCTGGCCCACGAGTTCACCCAGGCGATCCTGGCCGGCGATCCGGACGCCACGCCTGACTGGACTGGCACCACGCCCGATTACGCCGCTGGCAAGAAGCTGGGCATGGCCTACGACGCTCCGGGCTACCCCCGCAAGAACCGCACGGTCGAGCAGGCCCTGCAGGACTCGCTGGACTACGGCAGCGGTCCGGGTCTGGCTGATGTGCTGAAGGTTCTCTCGCTGGCCATGAAGGGCACCGACCCGACCGTGGCACTGGCTGCCCGTCAACTGGTCGAGCGTGCTGCTGCGAAGTACGCCTCGCATAACGTTGATGAGGTGGGCGAATGAAGGCGGTCGATCACACCGGCGGGCCGGCGTTCCCGCTTCTGCAGGACGGATTCCAGTTCCCACGAGCCGAGGGCATGACCCTGCTGGACTACTTCATGGCCCACATCGGCGACGAGAACCAGGGTGATGAGGGGATGGACTACACCGACTCGGTGAAGGCGATGGTGGTCGGACGCCCCTGCCCCAGCGGATCAGTCGATGGCTGGCTGGCGGTGATGCAATTCGAGGCCGATTTCCGTGCGGCGTGGCGCCTGATGCGCGCTCAGGCCATGGTCAAGGCAAGGGGTGCAGCATGAGCTTCGACTTCCCCTACACCTGCCCG